GAGCCGGTTCATGAATCTCGGTCGCGTCGACAATCGCGGCTTCGAGGCGCAAGCGACGTTGCAGGCACTCACGCGTCGCAACTTCTCGTGGGAAGTGACGGGCAACATCGGCACCAACCACGACGAGATCAAAAACCTTGGCGGCGTGCCATCGATCATTACGACGAATGGTCCCGCGAACGTCGTCGGCTATCCGGTGCAGGGACTGTGGAGCCGAGTCGTCTTCAGCCTTCTGGCGAAGGGGACCGATGGTGCTGACGGCTTGAGCCTGAGCAGTGAGTGACTGGGTTCCGAGGAACGAAGTGACCATCTGGTTCTGCGGGTTCATACCGTCGACGATCTGCCCAACGATTGCGGTTGCGAGATCTGACATGGACTACTCCTAGGTTAGTAGTTAGTTATTCCAAAAATTGCCACAATAGAAACAACCAACTCTGGTGATTCAACTTAGTAATCATCCAGATACCAATATCCATACATATACATGTATAGGGGGTATCTAATGTGTTGTTTGTTTATGTTGTATCTATTGGAACCTCACGCAAAGATTTCCGCACTTTCCACAACCGAAGCGATCTCCGGGAAAGTTCTCAGCTCGGAGCCGATCTGCCGGGAAGTTTTTCAGCTGACACGACTCGCGGCAAAAGTTTCCACGCGCTCGTGAGAATTCGCTGACTCTGTGCCATGATTCCTTCAGCAGGTCAGGGCATGCAAGGAGTGCCCAAGCCAAGACGAAAGGTGTCGTGCTGTGGGAGCTCTCCAGCGTTGGGGCGATCAGGCCAAGGATGTATCTGCCCCCGAAGGGCAGCGGCAAGTAGCTGAAGCAGGCGGTCGATACGATCCCGCTCAGCCAGCCGAATCACAGAGCACACTCGGACGATGGGCCAACGAGCCCGCCCGCGATGGCGGGGGATACGTCGGGACGGCGGCACGATGGTTCACGGGTGCGAATTCCGAGGGCGTGAACAACGGCTGGGACACCGACTTCATGGAGCGGTTCATTGCCGGCCAGAACAAGGCGGCGAAGGACGGCACTCTCAACACGTACTTCGAGAGCGACAAGGCGACAGGTGTCGTCACCTGGGATCACGAAGGTAGCAACGGCAACACCTTCAAGTTCGGTGACATCTACGACAACGGCACCAAGGTCGGCAACGTCTATGACCTGTACGACCGGGAGACCGCGGACCTGCGCATGGTCCCGCTGCTGTTCGACGGCAAGGAGCAGGGCAGGCTCTTCCAGGACAGCGACCGGCAGACTGCCATCAAGAACGCGGTGGCCAGCCGGCGCGATGAGAACAACGTCGAGATCCCCAAGGCCCTGACGGCGAAGGACTTCGCGCAGGATGTGGAGAAGACGCAGGACTCTCTGGACGAGGGGCTCTGGTCCGAGGTAGTCGGCACAGTTGCCGCGGCTGGATCGGGTGCCCTGATGGGCTCCGGGTTCGGGCCGTGGGGTACGGCCATCGGTGCGGTGGCCGGTGGCGTCGGCTTCCTGGTGAACCAGGACGATCTGGAGAACAAGGCCGCGCGTGCTGTCGAGATCACCAAGCAGAACGCCGAAGAGAACAACAAGCTCAGCGCGACGTTCACCGGCATCGGGCAGGCCGGGAAGCTGGCCATGCAGGCTGGGTCCCCGTTCCAGAACCTGGCCAAGGGTGCGTACGACGCCAAGGAAGGTGACATCGGGGACGACACCGCTGAGTTCTACGAGCTCAACAAGGACGGCACTGCCAAGCCCGGTGCGTTCTGGCAGGGCCTGAACCTGGGTGCGGCGGTCATCGACGGCGTCCTGCAGTTCGGGTCCGGACGGGCTCGGGCGCTCTACGCCACCGAGATGGGGTTGAGCATCGGCGGTGACGTCGGTGAGCTGCTGACCAATGGCGGCGAGGCGTTCAACCCGAGAAGCGGAACGTACGATCCCCTGTTCCTGGACGACGAGGGCAAGTTCGATCCCGTGTCCGGTGCGGCCGGCATCCTGAACATCGGCGTGGATGCGGTGCAGCTCGGCGGGCTGTCGGGCATCGCGCGTGCCACCCGGGCCAACCGGACTGCGCTGGACGAGGGCGAGCAGATCGCCGAAGCTGCGGGCCATCGGTTCGTGGTGGACGACCTGGGCCGGGCAGTCGAGGGCAAGGCCAAGAAGACGATGGCCATCCTGGCTCCGAGTGAGCAGGTGGCTTGGGCCAGTGCCACACGAGCAGCCCGGGTCAACGCGCTGAAGGAGGGTCGGGCCGTCACGACGGACGACTTCTACCAGGCCGCCATGAGGATGGCCTCCGGTGACAAGCGGCTCAAGGCCGCGGTGCTCAACGGCTTCGGCGAAGGTTACGAGGAAGCGGTGCAGTCCCTCCTCGAGCCCATCTCGATGGACGGTGAGCTCAGCTTCAGCGAGGTCGCCAACTCCTTCCTGCTCGGCGCGGCCAGTGGTGTCGGCATGACCGCCGGCGCCACCCGTGGTGCACCGACTCAGGATGAGCGGCTCTACAGCCGAGCCCAGATCATGCACTTCGCCAGGTACGGCACCCACCTGTCCAAGGCGGATTGGGATGGGCTGACCGAGACGGAGAAGCGCAGCCGCTCGGCGATGAACAAGACCGACATCGACACCACCCGTGGTGCGCTGAAGCGGATCGCCAGCGATCAGGCGGCTGAGCGGATCGCCAGTGAGCCGGATGCGGCCAAGGCGCTGGACGCCCGGCGCGGGATCGTGGAGAAGGAACTGCGCAAGGCCACCGAGCGCACCGACTCCTACACGGTGATCAGCGGCATCATCGACCAGAAGGATGTCGGGCGTGCCGAGGCTGTCGAGGGCTCGGCACTCAAGGTGCTCCAGCTCCTGGAGGACCGGGCCAAGGGCATCGGCCTGCAAGAGCAGTACCTCACCCGGCGCGAGGCTGAGTTGCAGGACCAGGACCAGTCGAACCTGGACGTGGCACGCGAGCTGGCCAACACCCAGGAGCTGCTGACGCAGATCAAGATGGTGAACCTGGTCATCAACGGCAACGAGGAGACTCAGACCCCGGGCCTGCTCGACTTCCTGGCTGAGCACGTCGCCTTCATCTACGACCCGGCCACCACGGCACAGGATGCCCAGGCGCGGCTGACTGAGTTCAACGTGACCCTGGAGCAGATGTTCGATCGGAGCTTCCACTTCGACGGGCAGCAACTCAACGAGCTCGGCCTGCGTGCAGCCGACGCGAAGATGGCCGCGGCCAAGTTCGTCTCCCTGCTGCACAGCCGCGAGCCCAAGCTCGATGCCGGCTCCTACCACTCCCTGCTGCCGCAGGCGGACTGGGAGCTGACCCGGACCCGGAGCGACAACTTCCTCAAGGTCAACATGGACTACCTGCAGTCCATCAACGGCGACTTCGATGGTGACAAGCTGCGGGCCGAGAACCAGCTGATCCTGAACGACCAGCAGTTCTCCACGTCCCGGGCCGGGAGCAACTTCGGTGGTGTCGGCCAGAACATCGACATCGCCACCCGCAACTTCGACAAGGCGCTGACCGAGGCGCTCGGCGACAGCCTGAACGGCGGCAACGCCTGGCTGGAGCTGGAGGCCGCCGGCGCGCTGCGCGAGATCCGGCTGGCCCTGATCGGTCGGTACGGCCAGTTCATGAGCCCGGCCCAGCTCAACTCCATCTTCCGGCAGTTCGAGACGAGCGTCCGGGCTGGCAAGGAAGAGGCCCGTGTCGAGCTGATCAACGCGCTGGCCAAGACCGCTGGCGAGCAGATCGACCGGCTCGGCCGGGATCAGCTGACGAACGAGTGGCTCTGGATCAGCAAGGTGGTGCGCTACAACTTCCAGGAGTTCCAGCGTTCCTTCTGGCGGCTGCGCACGCCACTGGCTGCGGGCGGTCCGACCGAGACCGAGGTCTCCGGCGAGGAGACCCCGCGCGGTACCCAGATCCTCAAGACCGCTGCGAGCACCGAGGCCCAGACCCTGGCGCTCTTCGTGCCGGGCAACAGCCTGTTCCGCAAGTTCCAGTCGATCCACTACACGTTCTTCAACAGCAGCGTGCTCAGTGCCGACGGGACCGAGCTCGTCGACCTGTACGACATGGCCGAGTTCTACGCGGAGCTCAGCCGCGGCGTCACCCAGTCCGAGCTGCAGCGGGTCACGGCCAACGACTCGATCGCTGCCCGTGCACTGACGATGCTGGAGCGACTGGCCAAGGACGCGATGAAGGACCCGGACATCCGTCGCAAGATCGACGGGTCCACGGCGATGAGCGTGCTGGCCAACGTCAAGGTCAAGGACGTGTGGTGGGGCGCTGACGGCACCCCGCAGACGGACGGCCAGACGATCAGCCTGGCCCAGCTCCTGCTGAAGCGGGCGCTGGAGGCGGAGCGGACCGAAGCGGCCCGGGTCTTCGCCAACGACATGACGATGCAGGCGCGACACAACCGCCTCATCCCGATGACGCTTCCCGGAGACGTCAACGCCGAGCGCGCGTTCATCGAGATCTTCAAGGCCGCTCCGTTCGCGGAGTCGGTCGGCCTGAACCTGGGCAACCTGAGTCCGCACGTCACACCCGAGCAGTGGCTGCAGGCGTACATCGCCCAGGACGACGAGGGCCGGCGAGAGATGAAGCGGTTCTACACGAACCACCCCGCCTACCTGGATCGCAAGGAGACGACCAACCTGCCGTACTCCCTGTCGGAGGTGGGACGCCAGGAGGTGACGGCCTACCGCTCGATGATGGACGCGCTGCTGGCAGTCGGCAACGCCTCCATCGTGTTCAACCCCGACGCCAAGGACCCGGCCGACGCGCTCTCTGGTGATCTGGTGAAGCCGAGCCAGCGTGCACAGGGTGACTTCAAGGAGGCGTTCACCCTCCTGCGTGAGGCGATGGAGAGCTTCCGCACCATCAGCAACCGCAAGCGCGGTCGCCGGTCCAACGCCGACCTGGCCCAGGAGATGCTGCAGAACAACCCGCTGGTCGGGCGGCAGCTGCTTGAGGCGATCCCGGATGCCGCGGCCAACGCGCTGTTCGAGTACCGCGACGGCCAGCTCTACGTGAGCAACTGGCTCTACGACATGTTCGAGATCGAGAACGCCGACGAGGCGCTCATGTACTACTGGAAGAACCTGACGCTGGCCAAGTGGAACGCCACCCAGGTCAACGTCCGTGAGGACGACGGCGGCGGAACCCCGGGTCGGGTGTACGACCGACTGCAGTCCCGCTTCCAGAGACTGCTGTTCGAGCTCAGCCAGGAGCCCGGCCAGCGCACGCTCGAGCTCGTGGTCCGCCAGATGGACTCGATCAAGAACCTCGACGAGTTCTTCGTCTGGCTCAACAGCGCACCCGGTGTGCGCAACAACCGGATCATCGGCGAGCAGGGCAACCGCGCTCCACTGGTCCCGTTCAACGACGACGTCTCCGCCTTCGAGGCGGACGTGGCCGGCGGCTGGGTCACGGCCCGTGCCGACGCAGATCTGCGCGAGAGCCTGGCCATGCTGCGCCAGTCGGCGGAGTACCTGCGCGACTCGATGAAGTTCCAGGCTGAGTCCGATGCCACCGACTCGGTGCGCTCCACCAACATCCGTCGCGCCCTGCTCAACAACCCGGACGACCCGCCGACCTCGGAGGACCTGGAGGACCTGCGGAAGTTCCGCCGGGCCATGAGCATGGCCATCAACATCCCGCGCGGCTTCAGCCCTCGCGCGATGCTCGCCCTGACACGGGGTGTGGTCACCGGCTTCGACGCCCACTCGACCGACAAGGGCCAGACCCCGACGTCGTACGAGGCGTACGGCGAACTGCAGATGCTGATGGACGCCTTCGGCTTCCTGCCCAACTTCGAGCAGCTCCAGGAGTCGCTGACCTCCCACAGCCTGAGCTCGCTCAGCACCGACATCGGGAACCTGATCCGTACCTCGGGCCAGTCCATGGACGCCTATGGCCGGCCGATCGAGTGGGAGGGCTTCGACCCGAACCAGGATTCCTCGCTGCTCGAGATGCTGGACATGCTCGACGACTGGGAGTCGAAGCCGCTGGCCCTCGCGCTGATGACGCCGAAGGCCATGGACGTGACGGCTGCCGGCAAGCTGCAAGAGCGGCTCATGTTCGAGTCGAGCCTGTCAACGCTGCTGGACAACACCGAGTACGAGCGGTTCTACCAGTACGACGACGCCGACGAGATGTCGCTGTCGAGGGACATGAACTACCTGATGGCGCTGGACGCTCGTGCCAACCAGGCAGGCGGCTCGTTCTCAGCCATGCGCCTGGCCAACGACCTGGCCATCACGATGACCAGTGCGCTGGATCACCCGGCCACCATCGAAGACAGCAAGCGGCTGTCGGCGCAGGCCTACCGTGCGGTCGCCAAGATCATGCGGCTGGTCGGTGAGGTCCAGTCCAACGTGGACACCCGGAGTGCCGGGTTGCTCAGCCAGCTCAAGGACTACGCGGTCGAGCAGATGCAGCGGTTCACCCTCGACCGCAAGCTGCCGGAGTTCCGGGGTCTCGACAAGGCCGTGGTGCAGGAGTGGATTCAGGGTCTGCTCGCGCAGCTGGCTGCAGAGCAGGCCACGATCATCGACGGCTACTCCTCGCTCTACTCCGGTGACGAGCTCGACCGCCGGATCGAGGCGCTCGACGAGCAGTACGCGCTGAACGCCGAACTGATCCAGGGCATGCTCGACAACAACCAGGCACTCCAGCTGGTGCAGCGGTTCCACCTGACCGGCGACGAGCAGGTTGACGCTGCGGCCCGGGCGAACATCATCGAGTACGTCAGCTCGATGACGAGCTTCCCGACCCGTGCACCTGAAGCGGCTGACGCATGGGCTGTGCTCCAGCAGCAGCGCAAGGCTGGCCGGATCGACCTCAAGCCCGAGCAGTGGGACGTGCTCAGCCGCGGGGCCATGGGCGTGCAGTTGGCGGACAAGGCCATTGGCGTGGCCAGCCACATCTCGACGCCTCCGTTCCCGAAGGGTGACCCGCTCGAGAGCAGCCACCAGTTCTTCAAGTACCTGGACACGTCGTTCAGCTACCTCGCCGAGGACCTGCTGTCCGACACCAGCCCGCTGGCCGAAGCCGCGGTGTGGATGCACGGCATGGCTCGGCAGCCTTCTCCGCCGGTGGTGCTCGACGACGCTGTGCGTGTGCTGAACACGACGCTGCTGCGGCCTGAGCAGTACGGGTCCTGGACGCCAGGCCTGATGTCTCAGCTCGTTGCCACTCAGGAGCGCATGGACTCCTCGGCGGCGCCGGGTGGCATCGCTGCCAACGGCAACGGACCGAAGCGTTGGGCCATCCCGGCGTTCGCCACCCGACGCACGTTCAAGACCGAGGGCCTGGATCAGCTGCTAACCACGGCCACCCTGTCGTGGGCTGACATCAAGGAAGACGCCAGCCAGTTCAACGACATCATCGTCACGCCGGCCGGCTCGCCCACGCCGCGGCCAATGCCGGTGGCTCAGCTGAACAACCGCTTCGTCCACAAGCTCCGCATCAACGGTGAGGAGGTGCCGCTCTATGTCGGCAACCTCGGCTTCGAGCTCGAGTCCGGTCCCAACGTCGACCTTGCCTACATCACCGTGTCCCGACTGCGAGCTGCAGTGGAACGTCGGGCAGCTCGGTTGGGTGTGCCGGTCGAGTCGCTGCAGATCGAGCTCGACTTCCTGCACCCCGACTCTCAGCCTGAGGGTGAGGGTTGGTACCACAACGTCTACTTCGAGGGGATGAACCACGATCTCCTGCCGGACACGGCGGAGTCGCTGATCGCCTCCATCTGGATGGACAACGGTGGCCTGGTCGCCGAGGGCACGCAGGCGCTGCTCGACGCAGGCAAGTCGGGCAAGCCGGCCAAGTCCCGGTTCAAGCACCCGAACCCGGTGCGGCTGGCCGAGGCGCATGCGGCGTGGATCACCGAGCGGGACTTCGCCAAGATGCTGCGCATCAAGACTGAGCTGTGGATGACCACGGACCAGGGCAACGGCGGCATCGACCCGGCGGCCTACAACGCGATCTACAAGATGCTGAAGCTCCAGCACATCGTGGTCGGCACCGTCAACGGTGAGCGCGTGGCTTTCACCGCCGAAGAGGTCATCGCCTTCCAGCTCGAGCATCCGGACGACCCGCTGTCGGTCGAACGCAACGGCGAGTTCGTGCCGGTCGAGAACGTCGAGCTCCGGACGCTGAGCATGGACGTGCTGCGCTCGATGCTCGGTGACACCGGCAACCAGGGCGTGCAGCGGTTCTTCCAGGACGAGTTGCTCATCAACCCGGACCTCGTGCCCGCTTTCACCGGCATCACCGACACGATGCTCGGGATGTTCGGCGACGGCTGGTTCTCTCAGCCTGGTCGTATCCAGAACACCCCGCTCAGCCACGTCGGCCATCAGCGGGTGCTGGGCATCGGCACGGCGATGACCGACAAGGAGCGGTCAGCTCGTGACGAGCGCATCCGTGTGCTGGAGGAGCAGCGAGCTCGCGTGCACTCGGCCCGTGTCGAGGCTCGGCACCGTGACGACTTCCGTCAGAGCTACGCCCGGGTCCTCGACCTGGCAGGTGTGGCAGTCGACGCAGAGCGTCTCGACGTCAGCTTCGGCGCCATCCCCGGCGTCATCGCTCCTCGCAACATGGAGGCGGTGCGCCACACCCAGCGCATCCTCCAGGCGCTGCATCAGACGGTCACGCCAGGCAACGACTACCGCCGCGGTTGGCAGGTCGTCGACGAGGCGGCCAGCAACTTCGCCGGCGGCATGATCACCGTCGAGGCGCTGTCCGGTGGCAAGCGTGCCAAGTACGACAACGTGGTCAAGGACGATGTCGCGCTGGTCCAGCTCGACACCTTCCAGAAGCCGGAGCGCGATCCCGATGCGGTGCAGGAGCGGGTCGAGAAGTCGCTGCGCTACCTCATCGACTCCGGCGCCACGATCATCCTCGGGTCCAACAACGGTGCCGCGGATCTCCGGGCGGAGTCGGCGCGCTACCTGTTGGCTCGCGGCTACATCGCGCTCAAGGGCAGCAAGCATGTCTACGTGCCGAGCGAGACCTCCGGCCTGACGCAGAACGAGCGGGCCTACGAGTCGACGTTCCTTGAGACGCAGCGCATCTCTCCGGTGAAGAACATCGTGACCGCGCTGGCCATCGACCCCATCGGCACCGACGAGAACGCTGCGATCCGCAACGCGAACTCGGTCAAGCTCCGGGACCGCAAGGCCGTCACCGACATCCTGCCGTCCCGGATGTACAACGGCTTCGACATCCTGCTCGACGACGGGCGGCGAGACGGGCTGCACGCTCGAGCCCACGCGCACCTGCTGTCGATGCTGGACCCTGCCAATGCTGAAGCTCGGGCCGCGCTGCTGAAGATGGCCGGTCCGGACCTGCCCCGCGTCAAGTCCATCGAGCAGTCGCTCAATGACTTCCACTCCAAGATCTCTCGTCGCAACTCGCTGCGGCCGGAGACCGGCGACGTGATCGAGCGCGGCGACATCATCCCGTTCGTGCACAGTGACGGTCGGATCATCCTGTACCGCCACGGCCTCAAGGCCCCGCGGATCGCTGACCTGCCTGACCTCCTGTCGGAGAACAACGGCATGAACATCGCGCTCGGCCAGTCGAAGGCGGAGCCGCTGTCGACCGACCACAGCGGTGTCATCCACGACGTGCGCAACGAGGCGGGCTTCGGCCGGCGCCTGGAGATTCACACCGAGCTGCAGGAGTACGGCGACAAGATCCAGCTCGAATGGAACGGCATGAAGTACGTCGTCGTGCCGATGCCGGAGCTGCTGCAGGACTACTCCTGGGACGTGTTCTCGAACGGCACGATGGTCGACCTGATCTCGGACGTGCTCTCGGCTGACAGCAAGGAGGCGTTCTCCGGTCGGATCAACAACTACCGGAACGCGCTGGCCTTCTTCGAGTTCAACTTCCTGGACGACATGGTTGAGTTCTTCTACCCAGGCATCAGCAAGGGCAGCAAGGAGTGGCCGGGTGCGGTCACGGTGACCAACACCCTGTTGCACAAGCTGGCCCGCCAGGACGACGTCCGCATCCCGTACTCGACCGCGCGCTCGATCGCTCGGGCCAACGTCGAGATCGGTGACCTGCTCGGCCAGTTCGCCGCGGCTCAAGCTTCCGCCGGCGGACCGAAGCCTGCCTGGGCTCGCAACCTCCAGGTGGCGGACACGGCCAACGCCCAGATTGCCAGGGCTGTCATCACGTACCTCCTGACGCCGCAAGCCAACCCGGAGAACATCCTGCGGTCGGCAGGCTTCGCAGGACCGAACGCCCTCAACGAGGACGGCACCACTCGCTTGGTTCCTGGCTTGTTCGCTGACCTGCTTGACGGTCCGGCTGACGGCCCGCTGCACACCGAGCTGATCCGCCGGTTCGACGCCCAGCTGCAGAAGAACCCCGATGGCTCGGGCATGCGCCTGCACAACAACTGGCAGGTCGAGGTCTTCAAGCCGGGCGGCGCGGACCCGATCCGCGTCTACCTCCAGTTCGGTGAGGCCCACTCCTCGGGTGACAACCCGCTGCTCGACGGCCAGGCCTACGACTTCAACGAGGCCGGCGCGGTGTCGGCGCACAACGCCCTGGCCGCGGCCATGAGCACCGGCGCCCTCACCGTGCACAAGCGGCTGGACAAGTCGCGCGCCTTCGCCAAGAGCTTCGAGCGCGGCACCATCGTCGAGAAGTTCAGCGACGACGGAGCCAACGCCTGGGAGATGCTGACCAGGCTGCCGGCCAAGGACGCATCCCAGACCGGGTGGCGGCAGGAGACGCAGGCTGAGTCGGCTCGCCGGATGTACGCCCGCGAAGAGATCTCCGGTCTGTTCAAGCGCCTCAACCGCAAGGGCTGGACCAAGGAACAGAAGCGTGACTACCGCTCGATCATGAGCCAGGTCATGGGTGAGCTCAACCTGTTCGGCAACCAGAACCAGATGTTCGACACCTGGGTCCGGATGATGCTGGGCAAGCCCTGGGGCATGGACGACAAGATCGGCGAGCTCGGCATCATCAGCGGTGCTCGGGCTGTGGAGATCGCGCAGGAGATCCGGATCAACATTCGGAACAACGACTACCCGACCGCCGGCGGACGCATCCCGCTCATGGACAACAACCATGTGTCGGCGATCTACATGGCGAACGCGCACCGCTCCGGCGGCTGGGCTCCTCGCACCGAGAAGTCCAACGACGCCTCGGCTGATCCGAAGGCAGCGAGCTGGGACGCCTGGATCGAGACGGCGTTCGGCACGGCCTGGGGTGAAGATCGCAACCCGCGTTTCGATCCGGTCTACCTGCTGGCCGTCGACGGACTGATGCACGGATACCAGGGAGCCACGAGCAACCTGCGTGCGCTGCCGGTCTCCTCGGACCTGCTCAAGCAGAACCTGCTGATGGACCCTGAGACCAACCGCATGCTCATCTCGATCAGCGCAGACGTCAACCTGCTGACCACCGAGCTCGACCTGTTCGGGTCGTCGAAGGCTCAGCTGGAGGACATCGTCATCGGCTCGAGGATCTACTCCTCGATCCGCGGTGAGAACGATCCGAACAGCGCACAGGGCTGGCAGGATCGTCAGCTGGCCAACTGGCGAGCTGAGGGCGACGCACCGGTTCCCGGCCAGCGTCAGATGCGCGGCGTCCGTGCACCGGGCCAGACCTTCATCGGGCACAGCACCAAGACCACCGCGCTGTTCCGCAGCTTGCTCAACCTCCGAGTCGGCAACGCGATGTTCAACGCCGCGCTCGTGATCTCCGCCCCGATCCAGGCGTTCGTCATGCGCACGCTCAACATGTTCGCCAACGTGGCCGTCGGTGAGTCGACGGGCCGTGTCGGACAGGCGCAGATGAAGCTGGCCGAGCGGTTCTCAGACACGAGCATCGCGGCCATCGCCAACGAGCTCGGCTTCACGTTGACGTACGAATCGACTGAGCAGCTGAAGCAGGTCAACGATCTGGTCAACGCGCTCAGCTCGCGGTCGGAGTTCCGGGCCATGGTCTACAAGGAGCTGATGTACCAGTACCCCTCGATGCCGGGCATCGGCAAGATCGAGAAGTGGCTGGAGCGTTACGCCAAGTGGGGCGCCCGCCTGCAGGACCCGTCCTGGGGCATGATGCCGCGCGACCTGGCGCGGATCTACATGGAGACGGTGATGCGCAAGATCGCTGCCGACCCCATCGGTGAGAACATCTACTCCATCGACATGCTCATCGCCCAGATGCAGCGGAACCCGGAGTGGATCTACCAGCAGGACCGCGAGGCCCACAACATGGCGATTGCCTCGATTGCGCAGACGCGCAACCTGAAGCCGTCGATCCTGTCGCTGGCCGTGCGCGGTGTGATCGAGCCCTTGTCGGAGAACGACAGCCCGATGTGGAACGCCACCGGCAACCTGATGAAGATGTTGGCCGCGTTCCAGAACTTCTGGGCCAACTATTCGATCAGCATCACCGGCATGCAGGGGCCGGCCGACTTCGCGGCTGCGCTCTTCGACGGACGCGAGAAGAAGATCGTCAAGCGCATGCAGTCGGCGCTGCGCGGTGAGCCCTACGATCCGGAGAACAAGGAGTACTACGACATGAGCGAGGTCCTCGAGGGCCTCGACCTGGCGGACTCCTTCATCCGGGGAGGCATCACCCACACCATGCTGTTCCAGTTCGGCCTCATCGCCGGCGGACTCGGCCTGTCAGGTGAGGACGAGGAGGAGAAGTACCGGCGCCGCGCGGCTGAGCTCCAGGGAGCTGGCTTCGTCCACGACCCGCGCAAGCTGCAGAACGACTTCGCCAACCGAGACGCCATCTTCCTCGACTGGCTGCCCTTCGGTCTGGACTCCTACTTCAAGGTGCCGGACGGTGAAGGCGGCACTCGTGCGGTCGGCCAGATGAACTGGATCTTGCGTACCTTCCTCAGCCCGGTCATCGGGTTCGAGCGGTTCTACGAGACCGGCAACTTCATGGAGGTCTACCACGGCTTCAAGGACGCCATCGGCTCTCACCCGCTGGTGAACGCCCAGCTCTGGGAAGCCTGGAGTGACACCGTGGCCGAGCTCCACAACCAGGCTGTGTCCGAGGCGGAGAAGGGCACGCCCGAATCCATGGCTGCCTCAGCGCACCTGCTCACCACCGCCGTTGGCATCCTCGACCGGATGCTGATGGAGAACGCCATGGTGAACATGATCTACGTCGGCACCGACCAGTACGACCGGAACCCGTGGGTGCAGCCGAAGACGAGTGGCATCCGTGGCGAGATGGCCACTGACGCCGAGGGCAACCTCGTGCCGACCGACAACCTCAAGGAGTTCACGGGCGAGGACGGCGAGACGCAGGTTGGCTACGTGTCTCGCAACCCTGCCGACGCGCAGGTGCGGTCGCTGACCGAGACTCGCTTCGGCCTGGCCCTGATCGGCTCGCTGTTCACGGCTGTGTCGGGTGGCGGATTCACCGGCTCCGACATGTTCCGCCAGAACATGGTGCCGAAGATCCGGCAGTTCGAGCTCACGCCCAAGTCCGATGCTGAGATCGAGGAGACCTTGCTCGCCTCGTTCGTCGGACTCGGCGGTGCCCCCTCGCTCACCGAGGAGGAGGCGGTCAACGTCCTGAAGCAGCAGGCTCGGGACGCCGGCGTTCGCTACAACCTGCGTGATGTCGAGGCCGCGGCCAAGCAGTACGCGGAGTCACAGGGCCTGGGCGCCATGTCGATCATCAACGACAAGGGCCGCGAGGTTCCGACCGACGAGGGCGCACGCGCCACGATCTCTGCCCTGGCCAAGGGTGAGATCCAGCTCGACGACGCTGCGCTCAACGGCTACTTCCTCACCTTCGAGATGCGCGAGGCGCTGCAGGAGAAGTGGATGAAGCAGCTCGTCGAAGAGGGCATCGAGATGGGCCTGACCAAGTCGATGGCCAACTCGCGCATGAAGCGGCTGTGGTTCGGGCCGCTCGACGATCCGGAGCAGAAGGGCCTGTACGACTTCGTGTGGTCGAAGGAGATCCCGTTCTCCGACACGCTGGAGTACACCCAGCTGAACACGACCTACATGATGGGTCCGGACGGTTGGCCTCGTGCCACCGGCTTCACCCGTGACGGGATCATGGGCGCTCTTGGCATCAAGATGCTGAACCGTCCGTACCAGGAGGCCGACACCGGACTCGAGCTCGACGAGCGCATGAACGTCGTCGACGGCCCGGCCGGCATCAACACGGGCATGCGCGCAATCAAGCGCCGCGGCGAGAACTGGGAGCTCCCGCTGCCCGAGGAAGAGATCCGCGCAGCTGCCGAACGAGTGGCCGATGCGATCGGTGAGCTCGACCTCGGCAGCGACAATGGCGAGCGATTCGCCAGTGGCGGCTATGGCTATGGCGGTGGTGGCTACGGCGGCTACAGCGGTGGCGGTGGTGGAGGTGGCCGAGGTGGCTACGGCCCGCACATCTCCCCGATCAGGTTCAATGGGTTCCAGTTCCAGCGAGCCACGTTTGCTGACGGCATTCCATTCATCAACACGTCGAACCCGATTATCCGCCGAGCCAGCATCCGGCGTGAAAGAATCTCGTCTGAGCGAGGAAGGCTCAAGCAATGGCAATGATCACGGGGCACAAGCCCATCACCGAGTTCACTCAGTGGTACACGAGCTACGAGATCGACGAGCGCAATGGGGCTCTCGAGTATCGGAACATCGCTCCCGTCGGGCAGGCCCTTCACGGTCTTTGGCGACGCTACAAGACCGAAGCCGACAAGCGCCTGCAGGGCTACGACGTGCTGGAGAAGCTCGCCGACGCCGAGGTCATCCACCCGAAGGCAGACCTGCCGAACGTCAGCTCAGGAGAGACGGCCGGCCTGGTCCGGCGGACGGCTCGCTCCCTCGTGCAGAACACGCCCAACGTCGAGGTCATCAGCATCTTCGACGACGACACACCCAAGGGGATCTTCAGCAAGTACGTGCTGACCTCCAAGATCATCGGCTCGGACCAGTACTCCAACGACATGCAGCAGTCGCTCTTCGCGTCGACCAAGACGGCGCTGACGCTCGGCTTCGCCTGTGTGATCCCGGCGCTGGTGCAGGACGCCGCCGGCTCCTGGTACATGAAGTACGACTCGATCCACTATCGGGACGTCTTCCCGGAGCCAGGCGCCAAGGACATCCGAGAGGCCACGAACATCTTCGTGCGTCGCTACCTGACCGAGGGTGAAGTCCGGCAGCTCTGCTACGACGAGGTACCCGGCTGGGACCACGCCGCGCTGCGCCGGTTGAAGATGGAGAAGCCCCGATCCAAGGACATGCAGTCCGTCGACAAGCAGTCGTCGAAGCACCACACCATCCCCGAGGGCTACGAGATCATCACCTGGTACTCCTCGACCGGTGAGAACTTCCTGACGTTCGACGCGAACACGATGATGCTGCTGCGCATCGAGAAGAACAAGCACCCGCTGAAGCACCACCCGGTGTTCTTCCTCGTCATGGAGAAGGACGACAACCAGCCGTACGGCAAGAGCCAGGTCGAGCTGCTCATCGGTCGCCAGGACTTCCAGGATCTGATGCTCAACGGCGCGATGAAGCTCTGGTACCGGAACATCAACCCGAGCATCATCGGCTACGGCACGGTCAATTCCATCCCCAACCTGAGCCCGGGCAAGTACACCCAGATCCCGAACCCGAACGCGAAGATCGAACCGTTCGAGGTCAACACCCAGTCGCTCATGCAGTTCGGTGCGATCACCGAGCAGAACCAGGGCAACATGATCAGCCTGTTCGGCGCGAGCGATCAGCTCATGGCGACACAGGCTGGCAACGGTGGAATGAGCGCGACGCCGCAAGGAGTCGAGGCCCAGAACCAGCTGGTCGACACGACCACGAACAACTACCAGAAGGCGGTCGAGGGCTTCTTCAGCCACTACTGCTCGTACGCCCTGACGATGTACTTCCACGAGCTGGCTGCCATCAAGAGCGTCATGCCGACAGCCGAAGCCAGGATCAAGCTGCTCAAGGCCGGGCTCCAGCCGTACACCGTGATGGTCGACGAAGAGGGCAACGAGCTCGTCACGGGTGACTTCGACAAGGACGGCACCCTGAACTTCGACTTCAAGGAGCTGGCACAGGAGTACTACGTCCGGTGTATCCCCGGCTCACTGGTGGAGCTTGAGGACGAGAAGCAGCTGCGTGTCCTGAACCAGCTGTTCGTCCCGCTCAGCCAGGCGCTGCCGGCCATGGCCGCCACGCAGAACCAGGAGATCCTCGGGAACGCTGCTCTCGCCATGCAGTACATCATCCAGAAGCAGCTCGAACTGTCCGGCGCAGCTGACGCTGTCGCCATCAGTGAGCTCTGGAAGAGCGGCAACGTCGAGGGTGCCAAGGCTGCGGACGCGAAGATCCTTGAGCTCAAGGAAGGGATGAACCAGGTCACCGAGCAGTACGAGCAGGAACTCGAAGCCAACAACCAGGTGATCGGCCAGATGCAGGAGCAGATCAGCCTGCTCGTGCAAGGCCAGCAGGCGTTGCTCGAGAAACTAGGTGTGTCAAACGCCCAACCTGTGCTGACTTCTGTCGAAGACGAAGTTCCTGCGTGATTCGTGTCGCTATTGGCGTGTTGAACGCAGTAGTTTGTGATCGCCAGCGCCTGGCAACAGGCCGAAACCAAGGAGGAGCGACATGGTCGCACCAGTCCAGAAGGACAGCCTGACCGACTACCAGGTCGCTCTGGCCACGTACCTTCGCATCACGAGCCCGGTGGCCGGGATGTTCACAGGTTCGGAGATCAAGCCGAACCCGAACGCCCGCAGCATCCGAGTTCCCGACATCCGTGTTGACGACTACATCGTTGACGCCGAGATCGGGCGCATCGGCGCTGACCACTACTCGGGCAGCGAGTTCACCGGCGAGTGGAAGAACGGCGTCCCGCCGATCGAGTGGCGTACCTACTCGATGTCGCGGCACCGCAGCTTCGGCTTCACGGTGTTCGACGAGCAGCTCCGCTACTCGCCGATCAAGAACATCGTCCAGGAGTACACCGGTCGCAAGATGCAGACCACGGTGCTCCGTGACCACGACAAGTACTGCCTCCTGGCAGCCGTGTCGGGTCACATGACCGGCAAGCTGGTCCCTCGGACGTCGGCGGACACGCCCGGCCCCGTCACCACGGACGCCCATCGCATTGCCTGCACCGGCAACGCGGCGGACTACAAGTGGATCGCGGAGCCCGGCGAGGACTACGACAACCAGATCCAGCCCTCGTTCGCCACGATCACCGGCATGTACCTCAATGACGCTGATCCGCTGGCAACGCTGGACGCGCTGTCGCTGTTGTTCTCGGACAACTGGTTCGACAGCAACTTCGGCAACAACGAGCGGTTCCTGCTCATCACCAGCGCCCTCGAGCTCGTGTTCATCAACGCGCTCATCGACGCTGGAGCCGGAACCGAGTCGGCCTTCAAGCTGACCCGCGACGGAGACATCTCCGGTGCGAACGCGGCGGGCTACCTCGGCACCCTCAAGGGTTCCTGGAAGCTCGTCAAGATCCACCCGGAGTTCCTGCCCAAGGTGTACACGGACACCAACCTGGTCGTTGACCCGGTTGCTGACTCGACCACCGTCGGCCGGACCCTCCGCCAGGTCGTCGCCCTGGCCGCGTACTCCAACGCGGTCCAGACGTACGAGCACTTCAGCGAGCGTCGCCAGCAGGACGGCGGCACCCGCTTCAAGGGCACGGAGTACGTGCAGGACTTCTCCTACGACTGCTGGGTCATCGACCAGCTGTCCGAGGGCGTCGTCCCGCTCTTCCTCCCGACGGTCGTGAGCAACCTCGAAGTGGTCGGCGACAGCTTCACCTACGTCGCCGCTCGCGTCGCAGCCGCTCGTGCCCAGCTCAGCGTGGCTCCGGATGTCTACCCGCTCAGCGGCGCCGACACCCTCAAGTCCCGCCCGGGCTGGTTCCACCCGGACTACACCAGCACCGATGCGGCCAACCTGGACGCAACGCTGGATGTCCAGGAGACCGGCGACGTCGCGCACCGCAACCCGATCCTCGCAGCGGACAACCCGCTGGACGCGGAAGAGGTCGCGGCTCTGCAGGACGCCAGCGAGGACCTGGGTGCCGCGTTCGTCGACTCGCTCACTGCGCGCGACGACAGCACGGCATACGCCGAGGGCGACTACTACGAGGCCGAAGGCCGGGCATGGGAAGTCACCACTGCCGGCACCTCGGCAGCGAGCCCGCCGGCCGGTCTGGCAGATGCCGGAACGGACATCGGCGAGACCGTGGTCGACGGAACGGCGACCGTCACCCGCCGGTACTGAGTCAGGTAAGGCGGGGCTGTCACAAGCAGCCCCGCCTCCTGGCCAACCAGACCTGAGGAGGTCATCGTGGAACAGCTCATCGAACTGCTCAAGCAGATCCAGGAGCTTGCCGGTGTCGCGGTCGATGCACTCGAGGGTGCAGCCGGAGACGCAAAGGGCGAAGGCGAGAAGAAGCCAATGCCCGAGGGCGAGCCCAAGCCGGAGGGCGGTCCGCCCGCAGGTGAGGGTGCTCCGCCCAAGCCGGACGAGAAGTACTGAGGACATCACGAGAGCGCCGGGTCAGGTAGTCCTGGCCCGGCGTTTCTCACGAGTAGGAAGGTAGAGCGACATGCAGCTCGGCAACGTACTGGCCGCACAGCAGCAGATCTCGCTGGAAGCCCGTAAGAGCTTCGCGCTCCCGTTCTACTTCAAGGTCCGCGGCAATCACCCGACTGCCCGACCTGTCGATCTTGAGGACTGCACCATCACCTTCACGGTGGGTCAGGAGTCCTACCGGGGTGGCAACATCCTGATCAACAAGCAGCTGGAGGTCCTCGACGAGGCCGAGGGCCAGGCCCAGCTGAACCTCCAGGCAGCCGAGCTCGACCTGCCGGAGGGTGACTACCCGTACATGGTGTCGCTCGTGACTGCCGATGGCTACAGCGCCGCCGTGCTCAAGGGCTACGTCCACGTCCTCGAGAACGTCAGCCCATTCAAGTCGAACGTGTTCAACACGGCGGTCAGCCAGTCGATCACGCTGACGATGCAGCAGAACAACCGCGTCACGGTGGAGATCGCTGCGCTCGATGCTGGTGAGCTCACCATCGGTGACGTCACCACGGTGGCATCGACCGAAGAGGCGTCGGCCACCATCACGGGTGTCTGGCCGCGGCAGAAGCTCAATCTGTGGATTCCCCGTGGCGAGGGTGCAGACGATCTCGGCATCGAAGTCGCCGCGCGCATCGCCGCGGACGGAGTCCTGCAGAACCAGATCGACTCGATCACCGGCTCCTATGCGACGAACGTCGCCCTGGCGGCCGAGGCTGTGCTGGCCAGGAATGCGAGCAACCTGACCAGTGGCACCGTGCCGGACGGCCGCATCTCCTCAGCCATCGCACGAGTCTCAGCGATGAACGCCGGCGACTCAGCTGTGCAGGCTGCGATCGACGCGCACATCGCCGACGCCACAGCTGCTCACGCTGCGTCGGCTGTGTCGTTCGCTTCGACTCCGGCAGTCCCCGAGACCACCGTTCAGGGAGCGATTGAGTTCCTCTCCACCGCTGCCTTCCCGGCAGGCGTGATCCTGCCGTACGGCGGCAGCTCAGCGCCGGCGGGCTTCCTGATGGCAGACGGCAGCGCGGTCTCGCGCACCACCTACGCCGACCTGTTCGCCGTGTACGGCACGCAGTACGGCATCGGTGACGGCTTCACCACGTTCAACCTGCCGAACCTCAAGGGCCGAGTCCCTGTCGGACGAGACGGGGCGCAGACCGAGTTCGATGCGCTGGGTGAAGCCGGCGGTGCCAAGACCCACACCCTGGTCGAGGGCGAGCTGCCGAGCCACACGCACACCATCAACCACACCCACTCGGGTGCGGTTACGGATACCGAGCCGGCCCACAACCACGCCTTCACGACGTTCAAGGCCGAGGCCAACGACCACGACCACAACAACCATCAGAATCCCTCTTGGGCCGCGGCCACCACGGATGGTTCTGCATCGGTCTCGACTGACAGCGACGGAGCTCACGCGCACAACGTGACCATTCCGGCGTACAGCGGGTCGTCGGGAGCCAAGGGCTCCGGTCAGGCCCACAACAACCTTCAGCCCTACCTGACGCTCAACTACATCATCAAGGTATGAGGGACGATGAACCAATGCCCGACACTCCCCCGACACGACGCGATCATGACGGACTGGTGGCCACGGTCAAGGACCTCGACCGGGAACTCCAAGCATTCAAGGATCACGTCTCAGACAAGTACGTCTCGCTGCGGCTCTACGAAGCGAACCAGCGTGCCGAGGCGTTCAACGATGCACGACAAGATCGGTCCATCGAGAAGCTTGAGGGAGTTGTCTCGTGGGTCGTACGTGCACTCATCAGCGCGGCGATCATCGCCCCGCTCGCTGGCTATCTCTGGCAGAGGTGACCCACATGCGTGAACGAGCAATGCGAATCATCCGGTTCATCGACTGGAAGTTCATCCTGGTATTCACCTTGATGATCATGGCGATGACCGTCTACTACCTGGTGGACACCACCACCCGGCAGCGCGACGAAGCCTTGGACCTGCTGGCCCACAAGGAAGACATCGCTGCTGTCGAGCGCAAGGAAGCGCGAGCCGAGCGCAGGGTCATCTTGACCCAGCTCTCAGACCTGCAGGCCAAGTACGACACCAGCGTGAAGATCAACCGGGACTTCGTGGCGTGGCTACGAGCTCAGGGCTACCGAGTCCCGGACGAGTACATTCTCCCTGAGAACGTGCGCCTTGAGACTTCGGAAGAGCGCGAGATTCGAATCCGTCGTGAGGTCCAGCAGAACCAGGAGCGTAAACGATCCGGAGGAGGAACCAACAACTCCGGCCCCGACGCCCGAGGAAACTCCGACAGTGACAGAGGAGATCGAGGATCTGACAACGGACGTAGTGGAGACAGCGACGGAGACCGTGGAAGATCTGACGGAAAGTCTCACGGCGACAACGCCGGCGGACAAGGAAGAGGAAACGACTGATGAGTGAAGCAACCCGCGGATTGCTCTATCGAGCCTTCCTTCTGATCACGCTGCTGTTTGTGCTGATCGTGCAGCCCGACTCCTTCCAGGAGTGGGTGCCGATTGTGCTGCTGTTCGCCAGCTCCGGCTTGGCGACGGCCAACACCAGCATCCACAGGTACCGGGGCAAGTAATGCATCCCGTTCATGGCTACACCATCCAGACCGGCTACGGAGTCGAGGGGAACTGGGGCCTCGGCTACCACCCCGGCGTCGATTACCCCTGCCCAGCTGGAACCAACGTCGTCGCGCCCCTGGCCGGCTACGTCATCCGGTGTGCCTGGGACAACGCCTACGGCAACTACGTGCTGCTGCGCGTCTCCGTCGACGGACAGCCGCTCGACGTGTACCTGTGCCACCTGACGAGCTGGCTGGTCAAGCCCGGCCAGCGCGTGGTCATGGGCCAGCACATCGCCGAGTCCGGCTACACCGGCAACGTCCGGCCGCGCGGCAAGGCAGGCTCGCACCTGCACCTGGAGGTTCGCAAGGCTGGCGGCGGCTACAACAGCCGAGACATCCTCAACCCGAAGATCGTCTACGGCGCCACCGCCTCCTCGGCTCCCATCCCGAAGCCGCTCTCGATCCCGGTCTGCGTCTGGAACATCGCTCGTCCCCGCTGGTACACACCGTGGAAGGACCGAGCGGCTGAGGTCCAGCGTGAGATCAAGGGCGAGGCCAAGGTCTACATGTTCCAGGAGCTCTTCGACTCGGCACCGATCGCAACCGTTGCTGCGGTTCTGCCGAACTGCACCCGCGTGCCGGGTCGTGCAGGCCTGGAGTTCTTCTTCGACAAGAGCGTGTTCCGGCTGCTCAACCACTGGGACCACTACTCCGGCATCGCCAACCGCTGGGCACAGGAGATCGAGCTCGAGGACATCGCCACGGGTATCCGCATCTCGTTCCTCAACTGCCATGCTCCGATCAAGGCAGAGGGTTCGTCGGCCAAGGCTGCATACGGTCGGTGGGTCGTGCGCCTCGAAGCCAAGACCCAGTACAAGACCGTCATCGCCGGGGACTTCAACGCGCCTGACGACAGCTACTCGCCGAAGAAGGAGATCCGCGCCGCGGGATACATCGGCTTCAAGGAGCAGGCGTCGATCACCAACGAGAGCACGCGAGAGTTCATCCCGAAGCGGCAGGACCTGTGTGACATTCGCACACGCAAGGGCCGCATCTCGGGTGGCGAGGTTGACGTCTCGACGAACTCGCTCGAGAGTGACCATCGACGGATCGAGGCAACGGTGGTGATCGCAGCATGAGCAACGGATGGACCTACGAGGACTTCGGACCCAACGCTTCACAGGAGGCGCTGGTCTACCTGGACGGGCGACTCACGCTGTGGGGTCACCCGCCGGCGTACGGCAAGAGCTTCTGGAAGCGAGTGCAGGATTGGCAGCTGGCGCGTGGCTACAAAGGCACTGAGCCCGGCCAGGCAGCTGACGGCTACCTCGGTCCGACACAGATGCGCCAGCTCAAGTCTGATCCGCCTCGGCCTCCACAGCCGCGGGGCGAAGTGCCCTCCGACATCCTCGACTTCAGCCGGTGGAAGCTGACCCGGCCTGATGGCAAGGAGATCATGCCGGACAAGTTGGTGGCCGGCTACGAGGACATCGAGTGCTTCTTTGCCAACGCCGAAGGCGATGGTGTCGTGTTCCTGGTGGACATCGACGGCAAGCTCAACGCCACCACGCCGCACACGACGTACTCGCGGTCGGAGTGCCGAGAGCTGGAGCCTGACGGATCGAAGGCTGCGTGGGATTCGGAGACCGGGCTGTTCATCATGCGCGGCCAGCTCCGCATCACCGAGCTGCCTGGCGGCAAGCCGAGCCTCGTGTTCGGCCAGGCTCACGATGACCTGGACGACATCATCATGGCGCAGTGCTACGGCTCTGAGTTGTTCATCTCGGAGTCCAAGGGCAAGGACAAGGGCTCGATCAAGCACCCGCTCATCACCAACTACAAGAAGGGCAGCTTGATCGACTACGAGCTGTCGTTCAGTCCGATGGGCATCAACGCCATGATCAACGGCAAGAAGATCGACACCATCAAGAAGGTCGTCGACGATGCCTACTGGAAGTTTGGCTGCTACAGCCAGGCGAACAAGTCGAACGGCTCCGGCCACGCCGAGGTCGTTTACACCGGACTCGAGATCGAGCGTCGGTAGGATCACCCCATGAAGGCACTTGCCCTCGCAGATGAAAGGAACACCCCATGGCCGTAACAGCCAAGTGGTATGGCAAGGCCTTCCTCGCCATGCTCAACAAGGAGATCGAGGCGGACGCTGACACGTTCAAGATCGCCCTCCTCGACAACACGCACACGCCCGATCAGGATGCCCACGACTACTTCAGCGACGTTGTCGCCGACGAGGTCTCGGGCACCGGCTACACGGCGGGCGGTGCGACGCTTGCTTCGTTCGCAGCGACGTATGACGCCGGCACGAACACGATCAAGCTCGACGCCACGGACCCGTCGTGGGCCTCGTCAACGATCACCGCACGCTACGCGGTCATCTACGACGCCACCCCGGGCACCGACGCCACCCGTCCTCTGCTCGTCTTCATCGACTTCGGTGCAGACGTCTCGACGACGAACGGCACGTTCTCGATCACGTTCAACGCTTCGGGCATCGCAACGATCACTGTGTCCTGATCGGCGGCTGTCATGGCAGTCGTCCTCCGTGGTGTCACCACGGGATCGGGAAACCTGGGCGGTAACCCGCAGCCTGCAAAGCCTGCGGGTACCGTCCAGGGCGACGTCCTTGTTGCGTGGATTCTCACCACCAACGGGGCGGGCAACGCTCCTGCCAACCCCTCTGTGGATTGGGTGGATGTTCCAGGTGTGATCGGCGCTGACCAGCGTCTGTCCTACCTGGTGGCTGGCGCAAGCGAGCCGTCAACCTATCTCTGGGACACTCCCGGAATTGCGATGGCCACGGTGATCCTTGCTGCCTTCGGCGGCGTCGATACCAGCGATCCAATCGCAGAGTTCTCTCAGCTTGCACTGGGTGCCAATCCAGGCAATGTCGACATCCCGAGCTTGAACGCCACCGCGGCGTATCTGTTCGAGATGGTCGAGAAAATGAACAACGCGGCGAACACCTGGACGCCGCCGAGTGGCATCTCTGAAGATGCCGATGGCCAGCTGGGTGGCGCGCTGACGTACAACTACGCCGCCGGCCACGCGACTGTGCCGAACGGTGCCATCGGAACCCAGACTTGGGACCCGACGAACACCAGCAACAACAACATCGCCGGTGTGGCGTTCACGCTCAACCCGACTCCGGTCAATGCCACCGTGACGGGCGTGCCGGCGGCCTCGGCCTCTGCCGAAGCCAAGGTGCCTGACCTGGCCTGGAGCGCCAACCCGCTACCCCCGGCCGCAGCTGCTTCTGCGCTGAGCCCTGTGCCTACGCCTGTGGCCTCGAACGGCGTCACCGGAGTTCCGGTCGCCACGGCCTTTGCACAGGCTCTGAGCGCCGATCTCAGCTGGGGTGCAGTCTTGTTCCCACCTGCGGCTCAGGCGACCGCCCTGGCCCCTGTGCCGACCTACCGCAGCGACTGGACGGTGGCAGCACCCACCGCCCTGGCTACAGCCGCGGCCTACTTCGCCACCGTGGTAGCCGACTCCCAGGTTCTCGATCCGCAGGGTGTGGCGGTAGCCCAGGCTTGGGCGCCGGAGATCTCCGCCGATGCCAACGTGGATGCGGTCACAGCGACCGCCACCGCTGAGGCACTCGAAGCGGGCTACACCTTCGAGCTCAACGGCTTGGTCATCGCACCGACCGCCACGGCGTTCGGACTGAACCCGACGCCGGCGGTCTCTGCCACCGCTTCGATCGCTGCTGCTGTGGCTCAGGCCACCGCCCTGGCCATTGCTCCGGAGGTAGCAGCCACCGCCCGAGTCGTGACTCCGCGGGCCATGGCCACGGCTTCCGGACTGACGCCGGTCGTCTCGGCGTCGGCCGACCTGTTGCTGTCGCCGGCGCTGGCCGCCGCCTGGGCCAACACGCCGCGAATCAACTATGTCCCGTACTCGCACCGAGCCACCGCGCGAGAGGTTCGGAGAACCACCACGATCAGGCTCGTACCCCGTACCATTTCGGTCAAGGAGATCTGATGCAACTACACCGCACCGAGCGCGATTACTACGTCCTCGAGATCGAGGTGCTGCCCGAGATGGTCGGCACCTGGGAAGCCTCGTTCGATGGCGGCGAGACGTACGTTGCCGGCACGCCACAGGGCGAGAACTGGGCATGGCTGGTGGCTGGGCCTGACTTCGATGCTGTGGCTGTGGGCCTCGATCCCCTGGACACCGGAGCCACTCTGCTCACCGACGTCGAACCGCTGGTCCGCTGTATCGAGGACCCTGTGGTCAACGTGGAAGACGCACCCAAGATCGAGCTCTGGAGCTGATCATGGCCAACTTCCTGGACAACATCAAGGATGCTCTCGACCGCGTAGTCGACGACATCGACCGCTCCATCGACAACCGTCGACAGGGCTACTCCAGCGACCGTGATCGAGAGCGGAGCGAAGGCAGCCGCCGGCGTTCCAGCTCGCGCAACTTCGATCCGATGACCGCACGTCGTGACGCTCAGCGCAAGGCGGAGGCTGACCGGCGGAAGGACGAGCAGGACAAGCAGCGGCTCCTCGATCAGCAGAAGGCTGACATCGCTGAGAACCAGCGGGTGGTCGAGGAGGAGCGCGAGGCTCGGTTCAAGGAGAACCTGCCCGGTGCCAAGAAGCGGCTCGAGAAGAAGATCGCCGGGTTCGGCAAAGACCCAATGAAGTCGCAGTTCGTCGAGCAGCTCGTTCAGCAGGACAAGGTCGCCAAGGACACGGCAGCTGACATGGAAGCTGCACAGCGCCGGCGGGAGCAGGACCTCCTGGGTATCCGCCCCGGCTCAGACATCGAGACCGATGACCTCACCAGCTTCAACGAGAAGGTCGAGGAGATGTCGGACGAGGAGTTCGCAGCTCTCCCTGCTCGGCAGAAGCGAGCCATCGAGTTCAACACGGCGATCCTCAATCCCCTGGAGAAGGACCTCAAGGCCAGCCTCCAGGTCTCCGACGTCGAGCCGGCTCAGCGCAAGAAGTACCTGGCTGAGGTGCAGCGGCTGTTCGGGAAGAAGGGCGGCTCCGAAAGCTACGCCCCCAACACCGTGCGTGCGTTGCAGAACCTGAAGCTGGACCTGAAGGGTCAGGACCTGGACGCCTTCCTCAACATCGACAAGTCGACGGTCGACGACGAGGAGCTGCCACTGGTGCAGCCAGGACGGGAGTACACCCCGCTGGCTGACCGCAGCAGGCTGCAGCAGTTGATCAGCCCGGAGTCGTCCATCGCTCCTTCGCCAGGCACGCCGGTCGGCGAGAGCCTCATTCCGAACGTGGATCGCGTGAACATGCTGGCCCGGGCCGAAGGACTGGACACGGCTGGCATGGGTCAGAGCAACGAGGATGCGCAGGTGCGGCAGATCGTGGATCTGCTGGCGCGGCCCGACGCCACCGAGGACGAGTTCCTCCTGATGACCGGTGGCGAGGCGGCCAATGCCGACCAGATGCTGGCCATCCTCAAGAACGATCCGGCAGACTACTCCAAGATCAAGCAGTACGCCGAGGCTGTGTTGCAGTCCACCGAACGCATGGACATCGAGCTCAGCCCGAACGCCGACGTGACGTGGAAGACCCCGGATGAGTTCCGCAAGCTCTTCGGGATCGAAGGAAAGAAGGGAGAGTGACATGGTCTCTCGACACAACAACGACGGCGATGACGGCGATGACGACGACGGCGGCTCCGGGGGCGGCGGTGGAGGCGGCGGCGGTGGAGGCGGCGGTGGTTCGTCGTACGATCCCGCGGCCGAAGCCAAGAAGCTGGCCAAGAAGGCAGCTGAGCGGTACGAGAACCAGGCGAAGAGCCTCCAGGGGCAGCTGACTGCACAAGCCCTGGCGATCAACACCAAGTTCAAGCAGGCGCTCACGCAGCGGTTCGCCAACATCAAGCTCAACCTCCAGCAGACCGATGCCGATCTCGTCACCGGCTACAAGGAGCGCACGGCGTCGCTCTCAGCTGCGGCTGAGGACAACTCCAAGGAGGCTGGCGACCAGTCCTTCATGAACAAGACCAACCGTGGCCGGGAGCGGACGGCTGCGCTGCAGCAGGCGTTCATGAATGGCGCCGGCGAGAGCGACGTGCTCAAGGCCGGACTGATGGCGACCCGCAACTGGAACGCCAATCAGAACGAAGTGAACCGCTCGCTGTTCGACACGCTCCGGACGATCAACCAGTCGCAGACCGACCTGAACGTGGACACCCGCACCGCTCGGATCAACGCCGTGATCAAGGCGAACTCCGACCGGGATGCGGCCTACACGGACTATGCCAACCGCATGGCCGAGGCGTACACCCAGATGGGCAACATCTCGGCCCAGCAGGCTGAGCTCTACGGCCTGGCCAACGAGCAGGTCGAGAAGGACAAGTACGAGGACCGGCAGGAGGACTACATCAAGGCCGGTGACCGGTACTTCCTGCAGTCCGCGAACTGGGCCGGCGTCACGTACAAGAACCCCGGTGTGTCCGAGGGCCTGCGCAACTGGAAGGGTCAGGGCGAGCGCAAGACCCGGACCAACACCAGCAGGTTCTCCAACGCCAGCACGGACATCCAGCCGATGCGCCGGCCAGAGGGCGCGACGCTCCGCAAGTGGGATGAGGACGAGACATGAGCACCAACCCGGAAACCAGGATGACCCTGGACGATGCGGTGGCCGAGGTTCTCGGTCTGCTCACCGGCCTGGATCTCGAGTACGCACCTGAGCTCGACCGATACCAGTCGATCACGCGCCAGCTGAATCGCGCGCTGCGGGCCAACGCGCTCGAGAAGGAGTGGTCGTACTACTCCGACTTCGAGACGGTCGGCCAGTCGTCCGAGGGCCTGCGCGAGGTCATGCTCACGTCCAGCGTCCGGCCGAGGGTCATCAACGACGACGCGGTCCGCCTGGTCAATTCCGATGGCGACACCGTCCGGTGGGCCTACTACCTGCCGCGCGACGCCATCCACAAGTACCCCAAGCGCGGCGGCCTGTGGGTGTCGTACACCCGCAACATCCTCACGTTCTCTCGCCCGCTCCGGTTGGCAGAGGCTGGGTACGACATCCAGGTTCCCGTCATGCGAGAGCCGAAGATGTTCCGCCTGCCACAGCAGCCCGAGAACGAGGAAGAGGACCTCGTCGAGGTATCGGACGCGATCCGCGGCCAGCTCGTTGACTTCGCCTACCCGGACCTGATCACGCTGCGGGCGGCGTACTACTACGCTCAGACCGATCCGGTGATGCAGCCGCGAGTCCAGACGCTGGAGGCCCAGTTCAAGGACCTCTTCTACCAGATCTCAGAGAGGGACGAGCGCATGACCGACTCGCCGTTCCTCAACGAGTTCTTCGTCCCGGTCCAGAGCGGGATCTACGACAACGACCTCACTCCGCACTGGCACCCCCACTCTGACGAACGGCGGTAGCCATGCCTCCCAAGGCCAAGATCCCGGCACCCATTGACCGTCCGCTGAGCCGCGCTTACCTGCGCGAGTTCACCGGATGGTCCACGGCGTACCCTCCTGGCCTGTCCGACCCGACGTCGCTGCGTCGCATGGAGAACGTCCTGATCAACAAGGACGGCTCGGCACGCATCCGGCCCGGGTTGAGGTACCTGAGCTACGAGACGCTGCCGGTCGACGATCCGTTCGCCGAAGGTGTCGGCATCGTGGAGACTCCGGTCGGCACGCACGAGGCGTTCTATCTGGACAACGGCGACAAGGCCTACCTGTTCGCCGTGCTCGAGGATGACAACAGCGTCGGCTTCCGAGTGCTGGTCCCCAAGAGTGAGGGCTCCCTGGTCTATGCCCTGACCGACCCGGAGATCGGCTTCGACATTCCTCAGACCGAGGCGACGCTGAACTTCCCGGCTGACGACAACGGTGAGCAGAAGACCACCTACGTCAAGTACCTGCAGATCGACAACAAGATCTTCGCGCTGTCGAACGCCGGCGAGTCCATGCGCCTGTTCGAGGTCGGCCTGCCCAAGGTGGCCAGGAAGATCATCTCGATCGAACGCCCGAACTGGGACGCCACGGACAAGCTCACCGTCGTGCACCCCAACTCGACGTGGATCACGGGCAGCCTGCTCAGCACCGTCTTCAACCGGATCACCGATCCGGCCATGACCAATGCCGGCGCGTGGACAGACGGCAGCCTCTCGGCCCATGCGCTGGAGTCCACCACCTTCAAGAGCGGCACGACCTCGATGAAGCTCGAGGGCACGCCGACCCGGACCAACCTGCAGCCGCGGCCACTGCCCACTGGAGGCACGCCGGTGCTGGGCGACTGGGGCATTGTCACCAACTCAGCAGGGTGGAAGCGCGAGGTCTCCGGCGACACGATCGAAGTCAACGCGCCCAACGCTCCCGTCGGCAGCATCGGCATGGCGTACGCCAACAAGTCGGCGGTGATCAAGCCCAGCACCAAGTACCAGGTGTCCTTCAACGTCACCGGCTACACGAAGATGGCACCGCGCCTGCAGGTCCTGTTCTACGACTCGACCGGCAAGTACATGGCGAACAAGTCCTTCGCCCAGGACTTCGCGGTCGGCACAGGCGTCAAGACCTCATCGGTCTTCACCAGCCCTGCTGGCGCCACGTACGCCAAGGTGCTGCTCGGTGGCAAGGCCACAGCTCAGGGCGTGGGTGGCCAGGCGATCCTCTTCCGCAACATCATCTTCTGCAAGTCGACCGAGTCGAAGACGTTCTTCTCCGGGGACTCTGGAGCCAACTACTTCTGGGCCGGGACGGCGGAGAAGAGTGAGTCGTACTACCACCCGCCGGTGGACGCCTACATCTACCAGTCGCCGAAGATCTCGGTCACTGCGCTGGCCACGGTCTATGCGGCGTTCGAGTTCTATGCCAACCAGGCTGGCTCGACCGCTCGAGTCGTCATCAACTGGTACGACGCAGCGGGCACCTTCATCTCGCAGAGCGCAGCTGGTGCAGCCACTGCCCTGACCGAAGATGCCTGGGTCCGTGTCTCCCACTCGGCGGCGGCGCCGGCCGGCGCGACCCGGGCCATCGCCATCCCGATTGTCTACAGCCTCGACCGTGGCGAGTCGGTGTTCCTCGACGAGGGCATTGCCGCTTACGGAGTCGGCGCTCTGCCGGACTACTTCGACGGTGACGGCGATGACACCACCACCGAGGTCTACATCTGGTCTGGTGACCAGAACAACAGCACGTCGGAGCACCGCACGTACGCCGGCACTCAGACGCTGCCGCCCACCGCGGCCACGCCTGGCGATGCCACGCTGATCTCGGACGGCACGCCCAACCTCAACGACGTCAGCTTCGGCTTCTTCTACACCTTCGAGAACCAGGTCGGTGAGAGCGCGCCCTCGCAGGCCACCGTGGTGCGGGTGCAGCGGACGTGGGAGGAGTGGCTCTGGCTGACGCCCGCCGGCGGTGCGACGTCTGACCCGAACGCCTGCGCCGACCAGCTCGTGGCCTACATGCCCGAGGCTGTGTTCGATGCGGCCATCGCTGCCGAGGCCACCGGCTGGAACCTGTACGTGTTCACCTGGTCGGACCAGGCTGCCGTGCCGGCGACGGCCATCAAGGTGGCGCACAAGGAGCTCTCCTCGAGCTCGCTGTACGACACCAGCGGCTGGGCTCGGATCACCCCTGAGCTCATCACGCCCGAGGATGTGGCGCCCCTGCCGGCGCTGACTACCCGGTACAACTACTCGAACCCGAGCCACGGTGGCCAGGGCCTGGTCGCTGCCGATCGCATGATCATCGTGAAGGACCCGCTCGCTGCCGCGGTGATCCGGTGGTCGTCCAACTTCCAGGGCGACTACACCAACTTCACCGCCAGCCGAGGCGGCGGCTACAAGACGCTCACCTTCGGCAACCTCTACATCCCGGCGGTCGTCAAGCTCTGGCAGAACCCACAGTCTGTGGACACCTTGACGATCCTGTGCGTCGGTACAGATGGGCACAGCACCGGCTTCTACATGGCGCCGGCAGAGGTGACCAGCCAGTCGGACGCAACGCCGATCATGGGCTTCGAGGAGACCACGGCCACACCTGGCACGGTGAGCCCGTACGGTGTCGAGGTCTTCAACAACGCGCTGTACCACCCGCTCGACGACCAGCTCATGAAGAGCACGGCGACGAACTACAACATCAACCACAAGTCGATCACCGACCAGATCGAGAACAAGTGGGTGCAGCTGCAGCAGAAGGGCAAGATCGTCAGCTCGCAGCTGGACAAGCGGATCTACTACGTCGTGAACAACCCGGACGGGGAGCAGGTGCCGGAGGGTTGCAACGGCAACGAGATCTGGGTGCATGACGCCGGCAGCGAGGGCGGCACCTGGTCCCGCTTCCTGATCCCGGCCGTCAGCTTGCGCAAGATCGAGTTCAACGGCCAGGTCTACATGAGCGTCATCACCGAGCAGGGCCTGTTCTACCTGGACCCGGAAGCCAGCGATGACGAGTACGTCGACCGGGATGACGACGACAAGATCAAGAGCCGCTACATCCCGTGGTACTTCGAGACCAACACCCAGGGAGCGAACCGAGCTCACGACGCTTGGTGCAACCTGCAGCAGGTGGGCATGAGCCTCGGGAACTTCCGCGGCACCATGCGCTGGGGCATCCGAGGCTGGGACATCAACGGCAAGGCCATCGACAAGAACAAGCTGACCCGGGACTTCAACGATCCGGACCTGCTGCACAATCTGCCGTTCGATCTCGAGGATCAGCTGCTCGTCCGCCGGCAGATGCAGCAGTGGTACACCTACGCAGGCTCGGTGCTCGACGAGGACGACGAGACGGTGCTGCACAGCGAGGGTCAGGTCAACCTGCTGCAGTACCGCTACACGCCGGTCAGCGTCAACACGGGCTTCGAGAACGGTTCGGTCGAGACGTTCGAGTACGGCAGGGCCAGTGAGAACTGGAACATGCGCACGACCGACAACGGCGTGCCGATCCCGACCAACGACCCGCGGCGGCCGTAGGAATTACGCGCGAATTGCGCGCAGTCATGCAGTCACCCTGCAGTCAGGGCGGGGGTGACTGCGGTTTTGCCCTGCCATTCCAGGGAAAATCGTTGATGTAGTCAGCAGTCACCCTCAAAAATAGATGAGTAGTGACAGGGGTTACCGGCTTTGGGGTGACTGCATGACTACAGCTGAATTTTTTGCTGCGGTTCCAGGGCCAGAGCGCAGTCACCCTCGGGGGTGACTACATGCCCCCGAACCGCGCCGCTCAACCGACACGCCCCATGTGCCGGCATCTGATGTCAAAGCTTTCAGTTGGTGCTACATTGCAGCAGAACGAAGTTCTGACTCACCTAAGGACCAGCATGAAGAAGCACGAGCTCTACCAGGCGCTCAAGGAAGACGGGTTCGAGTTCGATGCCCCGTACGTCAACCTCAAGGGCGAAGACCTGCAGCGTGAGTATGACCGCCGCTTCAAGCAGCCTGAACAGCCAGTAGCCGCACCCACACCTCCGGCTCCGGAGAGGGCGCCGCGACCCACATCGTCTCAGGCGTCCTCTTCGGTCCCTCCGGTCGACAAGGGTCCGACGCGCCGGCCACCGCCCGTCGCACCTCGAGATCCCAACGAGGTGGCGGGTCAGCGACTCAACACGCTCGCCGATGACGAGCCGATCCGGACAGACCCGGAGACCGGCCGCATCTGGTACCAGGAGGAAGTGACGAAGCCGAGCTTCGCCAAGCCTCGTGGCCGGCGCGTGCTGCGCTACAACGACCCGGGCGTGAAGAAGGTCACGACCCAGAACGGCGACTACGTCGAGGAGTTCGAAGTGGCTGGCTCAGAGAGCCGGCCTTCGGAAGTCCGCATCACACTGCCGTCCTACCAGGTCGGCATCTACAAGGACCCGCGGTTCCCCTTCAAGGTGGTCTGCTACAACGGGTCCGAGGGCTTCGACTTCTTCGAGGTCAACAACTTCTACGGTGGACCCGAGCGGGTGCCGTGGCAGGTCAAGCGCAAGTACGTCGAGAACGTGCTGTGCTACGACATCCGATCCGTCATCCAGGCGATCGAAGATGAAGATCGCGAGCGCATGCTCGCAGCGAGGGGAATCCCAAATGTCCGATGACATCATCACCGACGACGAGGGCAACGCGACTGTCGCTGCCCCCACCGCCGAAGCAACAGCGGCTCCGCTGAGGCTGGTCGAGGAGAGCACCGAGTTCACCGAGCAGGACCAGAACGATCTGGCCAAGCTGCTCGCCGAGCCTCCGACCTACCACACGCTTCTGCAGGTGTGGCGCGAAGTGATCGCTCCGGCCAAGGACGAGGCCATCAAGCGCGTCCAGCCGCAGTGGGCTTCCCGGGTCACGTCGACCTGGCCGGCCATCTCGGTCCAGGAGATGGAGGTCTACCGGGATCGGTACTTCGGCAAGATCGCTGAGCTCAGCGCGATCCTCGAGGCGGAGATCGAAGCCGCTCGCACGCCGGACAACGACCCGCTGTCGCACCTCGATGCCGAGGCCGACCGGGAGCAAAACGCCGACGTCTACAAGAACCTCCTGTTGCTCTGGCAGCAGGCGATTCTGCAGTGGGAGCTCGACTGGGACTGCACCCACAAGCATGCCCACATCGAACTCGCGGCGATCTCCGAGGTCCACAAGATGTTCTTCAGCCAGACCGGCCTGGTGAACTTCCTCGACCAGATCGGGTTCGTCTTCACCGAGGACGATCAGCTCGAGCTCCAGGAGGCGCTCCAGGAATTCAGGGGTGACCGGTGAGTGGGGACGCTCCGGCTGCAACTGACGCGCCTCCGGCAGCGGACGACGACAAGGACGCCATCGTTCTTCCGCCTCAGGGTGACGCAGCGTTTGCTGCTCTCATGGACACGCTGGTCGCTGAAGAGGGTGACGAGAAGGCTGCCGAGGGAGGAGCTGCGGCTGCAGCTGATGCTGGTGCAACAGGATCGGCAGCTGCTGCTCCTGAAGGAACTGAGCCAAAGCCAGCAGATGCTGGAGCACCGGCTGCAGGAGAGGACGGAAAGCCGGAGGTACCGGCTGAGGGGGCTGCCGGTGACACCGGAGAATCAGTCGGATCACAGGCGGCTGGAGATGCGGGTGCCGGTGGAGACCGACCTGAGAACTGGACGAAGGACGCTACCCAGCTGAAGACCGAGCTCGGGGAACTGAGCACGGCCTTCGAGGAGAAGGTGACCAAGTCCTTCAAGGACGACGCACTCGACGAGGTCCGCAAGGAATTCCCCAAGCACTTCGAGGCCATCGAGCTCCACCCCCGGATGCTCGTCGGTGTCGAGGTACCCAGCACCACGGGCAAGGGGATGGAGCGGCTCAAGGACTCCGCGGACGCCAAGGAATGGCAGGACGCCACGAAGCAGCTCCTCGTCGAAGAGGTCTCGTCTCGTGCGACCAAGGCGATCGAAGAGAACTCGGCGCTGTTCGAGACGGCGCATGCCAGCCTCGAGCTGTTCCAAAACAACCCGGATCTCGTGCCCGGCTCAGCCACCTTCGACAAGGAGCTGGCCGATGCCTTCGTCAAGATGGCACAGCCGTACGAGATGCGGGTCGAAGGCAAGCTCCACGGCTGGTCGATCCCAGTCCAGGGCCTGGTCAACAACATCCGTGCGCAGGTGGCAGCGGACCGGGCAGCCAAGCCCGCGCCCAAGGCCGACGAGCCGAAGCCGGACGACGACAAGACGACAGAGCCGAAGCCGAAGGAGGACCCGCCGCAGGCCGGCGTCGTCTCCAAGGCCGGTGCCGCCTCACAGGAGGAGGACTACTCCACCCTGTTCGGCACCATCGGCAAGGGCTACGAGAACATCAGGATCTGACATGTGCCCAGCAACGTGTGCGTGCAAGTGCAACCAGTCCACCTGCGGGTGCCAGGACATCAAGGTGAAGCGATGAGCAAGCCAATGTCCCAGGCCTCCAAGGAGGAGCGCCAGGCGAAGCGCGATGTCATCAAGCTCCGCACCGAGCTCGTCGAGACTCGGGCCGAGCTGGTGGCCATGCGCGATCTCCTGGTGCAGGCCCACGAGCTCAGCGCCAGCATCCCTGAGGAAGCGCAGTTGGCCATGATTCACGGTCTTCAGCGTCGACTGTCGCTAGGATTCATGGGAACACTCAAGTAGGAGGAACCATGGCTGAGATCAGCGAAGAGGGTCAGGCGTATCTGACCAAGGTTGCCCGTCTCTTCCGCGAGCTCAATGGCGCGGACGACAAGACGGACGGCGAACCCGAGTAACAAGGAGGTAGGACCGTGGCCGTCTTCCCGGTTTACTATCGGCCACGGCCCTACCAAGCCGAGCTCCACCAGATGTGGCGCTCGAAGAGGTACGGCATTGCCGTCCTGCCACGCCAGACGGGCAAGGACGTCGCAGCATCCATGGAGCAGTGCGAGGCCCGCCTCCGCACGCCCAAGACCACAGGCGTCTACATCAGCCTGAACAACCCGATGATCCGGGACATCCTCTGGGACAAGACCTACATCGACCCGGTGACCCAGCAGTACATCCAGGGCCTGCAGGACAACGTGCCGCCCGAGCTCGTCGACTGGAAAGCCACCGTCATGGAGGGCCGCTTCTCGAACAAGAGCCGGCTCAAGCTCCAGGGCTACTTCCAGAGCGGCCAGGACAAGTCCGGTGTCGGCACGTCCTTCCAGGACTACACGATCACCGAGCTCGCGCTGTTCTCCAAGGAAGACCCGATCCCGCGTCTGCTCCCCATCCTCGAGAACCGAGCTGAGAAGAAGCGGCTGATGGCCGTGAGCACTCCGCGTGGCCGGCGGAAGAACCCGCTGTGGCAGCTGATGGAGTCGGTCAAGCACAACCCCGAGGCCCAGGTCATCATCCGGACCATCGACGACATCAACGCCATGATGAAGGAGCACGGCCTGCCGCCGGTGCTCACCGAGGCTGAGCTCGAGCGCCTGCGCCACACGTACCTGAAGCGGTTCGGCAACGACCGCATGTTCGAGCAGGAGTACCACTGCTCGTTCGAGGAGATGGACGCCGCGGCTGTCTACGGCGAGGCGTACATGCAGCTGCTCGCGGACAAGCGCGCGCACATCTTCAACCTCCACCCCGACTACCCGGTCTACGTGGTGTTCGACATCGGCGCCTCCGGCATCCACTCGGACGCCACAGCCTGGATCGCCTTCCAGTGGTTCAACAACCGCATGTTCATCTACGACTGCGGCGAGGGCCACGGGCGTGCGCTGCCCGAGTACGTGGACCTGCTGCGCGAGAAGCACTGGTTCAACCGGGTGGCCCTGATGATCCTGCCCTGGGATGGCGACCACCACGAGAAGGCGGTCAACACCACGCCGGCCGACATGATGAGGAAGAAGTTCCCCAACGTCGCCGTGCTGGCCAAGAGCAACAAGGTCTGGAAGATCCCCGGCTCTCGGCAGGGAGACTTCGATCTGATCACGGACATCCAGCAGGGTCGGATGAATCTGTACAACACGATCATCCACGCCAACCCAGAGGCGGACATCGAGCTCGAGTCGGGCCTCCTGATCCCGGGCAGCGCCGTCGATCCTGGCAACTGCCAGTGGTTCCTGGAGTGCCTGGAGAACTACAAGTACGAGTTCAACACCAAGCTCCAGGAATGGACCAGCAAGCCGCTGCACGACAAGTACTCGCACATGATGGACGCCTACCGCTATGCGGTCCAGGCCACCAAGGAGCTCGACTTCTTCGGGCGCCAGCTGTACGACAACCCATCGGGTGCTCCGCAGGAGGCGGTCAACTACACCGAGGATTGGACGGGAGTCTGGCGGTGAGCGATGAGAAGTGTCAGAAGGTCAAGTTCGACGAGATCGGCGCACGGATGGCTATCGTCGACGCAGTACTGAAAGCCAACCGCGGCAACAGGAAGAGACGAGAATGCAGGTGCTACCGCTGCCCCAAGTGCGGAGCATGGCACCTCACGAGTAGGGGACGAAGATGACGGACATCGAGAACCAGTGGTGCGGCCAGACCCAGCCGCACGATGCGCATACCTGGGTGAGCTCCGAGGGCCTGCTGGAGTTCGAGGAGCAGTGCGGAGGTCACAAGGGATGAGGCACGTCACCATCAAGCAGGCGCTGCAGCGTGCTGCCGACTACCCAACGATGCAGACGACTGAGCTCACGCAGGTACCCACGCATGAGCTCATCGCCCGCACGCTGTTCGAGATCGCCAACAGTGCCGACCCCGACGTCCGTGGTTCACTGAGTCGAGCGAACAAGGCGCGCACCATGATCTTCAATCGACTGGTCGGCCGGCGCCGTGCCGGCTCCCACCCGGCCACCCGTGAATCGGTAGAGCTCGAGTTCATCGACCTCACAGAGAAGCAGATCGCACCGGCTGAAAATTTTTCTGAGGAGGAAGTCAATGACTGAGCTCGCCACGACCGCAGCGCCGCTGCCTGTGCCGGTGCGAAGGGCGTACCGCAGCAGCATCCCCAAGAGCCACCAGGCCAGCCTGGACACCAGGATCATGTGGCTGTGGAACCAGCGGTTCGGTCAGGTGCAAGCCATCTGGAAGGACAGCAAGGACGTGCTGGACCACACAGCCGCGGATCTGATCCTCCAGGCGATCATGGCCAAGGACCTGTCGTCGATCAACCTGGTCTTCCAGCGCATCGAGGGAGGGTCGATCTCCGATCAGGAGCAGCTTGACCGTGAGCCGGAAAGCATGCGACTGTGAAGAGTATGAATCCCAACGCAGTAGGTTTCCTGTCCGCTTGGTTCTACATCGCCGGCGCTCTCTGGTTCACCGTCGAGCTGATCCTCATGCTCGTGGGTGGAGCCCGCTAAGGCACGAGCACCTTCAGCAGGTACTCGGCGTACAGCGTCAGCGTCATCGGCGGCTGGTACTTGATGTAGTAGCCCTTGTGCACCCGATAGGTGTTCGGGTACTGCCGGCCCTGGATGAACGAGCGGTACGGCGCACCGAAGTAATGGCGCAGGATCTTGTTGATCCGGCGCAGCTCCGGGTTGACCACGCCGCCGCTGCCCCTGAGGCGGGCCAAATCGCCCTCTCCGCCCTCCGCAGGCGCGGCGCCGATCTCTTGGCCCATGCTCCAGGCATAGACCATGGGAGCGGCGATTCTGTCCCCGTGGACAGGGTCTACGACCTTGTCGACATAACGCCGGACCTCGCGCTCCCAGTAGACGAGGGCCTCGTCCTCGCGGATCAGATAATCCTCAC